CATTCTGGATGAAGTGCCATCTCACGGTAGCGTTTGATTAAATCAAACTCTGTTTTATAGACTCCTTCAATGTCAACATATTGTCCAAAAAAACCACTTGTTAGATAGTGATCAACCCCGTCCTCATTATTAGGAGGAACGGGGGAAACCACACTGGGTGGAGTTTTTTCGGTGTCCTCAATAGAGAACCCAAATAACTTAGCCATGATTTATTCGTAGTCCTTTTATTGGACTATTTATCTGGTTACGCTATTGCGCTGATCAGAAGGGCCACCGTTGGTGCTGCTAGATCCAGCAACCCAGTACTGAACCTGGAAGGTTACAGTGAATTCTTCTATCGTATCGGTAGAATCATATGATAATGCAATTTCAGAAATTTCAGTTGGGAAAATATCACTAAAGTAATAAGTTCTAAGGGGAGCAATGTCTGTGCGTCCGCCACTTCCATCTCCACCACCTGAGTTTGTGTCAGAATTTTTTCCTTGATTTGCACCTCTGCCGAGTTGATGAACTACAGCATTACCCATATAAGAACCAGGACTGGTTGCACCAGATCCATCAGTAAGTTTGTTAATGCCGTTCATCCACTTTTCAAACTTAGTTCTAAGTCTGAAATTTTCATCATTGATGATGGTAATTGTCCAAACATCAAAGGTTCTATCACCAGCAACTTTTAAAGTTCTTCCTCTAAAAGGAATCTCAATCGGGGTAATATTTGAAGAAGGCAGAGCAGCTGCTTTGCAAAGGAATTGAAATTCTTCCTTTGCATCATTTCCAAAACTGCCCATTTCTTCACCACCGGGCCATCCAGTGATATCAACTTCAAATAAATTAGGGCGGGCACCGCCCCCTCTGAGGGCGGATTTAAAGTTAGTGATTGTTCTTAAGTTTGCCATTAGTAGTTTCCTCCGTGATTATTGTATCTTAAAATCAAACTCTGCCAGTGACTTCTTCAAAAGCAACACCTGTTCGTGTGGCGACGAACGTCAAGGTAACATAATTAATTGATTTTGTTGGTTTTAGGAAGATGTCTGCTCTGAATTCATTGTTGTCAACAACTTCAGGAGTGTTGTTGGAGGAATCACAGATGACGCGGAAGTCAACTAGTCCTCTCTTTGCTTGAACATCACGAAGGAAAGGTTCAACAGCGTTTGTGAATGAAGATCTGGTGATCTCATCATTGAACTCAAACAGTTGATCATTAGCAAGTCCTTCCAGTGCTTTTTCGACTGTAAGGAAAAGACGACGAACGTTGATTCTATCAAACGCGGAAGCAAAATTCAGTCCGGTTCTATCACCGTAAAGAACAGTGCCAGCTCCAGGTAATGTTACGATAGAGTTGACTCTTGCTTCATACAGAGAATCTCTTTGTGCTTTATTTGGATTAAATGCAAGTTTGATTGCATTATTCAATACACCTCTCTGTTGTCCTGCAGGGGAATACCATGGGAATTGATCAATTTCAGTTCTAACCATCAATCCAGCAGTATCACCATTAGTTGGGATATAACGGAATTGATTGTTGAATCTATCATACATGTACTTGTATCCGCTATCGAAGAAAGCGAATGAAGAAGAATTTAGAGAACTGAAGAATTTAATAATATTATTTGTTTGATCATTGGTGGAGGTAACGTCAACTACGTTATTTCTATCTGGAGAAATAACTGCAACACAATCTTTTCTAAGTTCAGCAATAGAGATTAATTTTTGTGCTTTCGCTTGTGATTCTGTCTCAGTTGTGCAACCAGGGCCCATCAGGAGGAAATTGACTTCAATCTCATCTTTATTAGAGAACAGATCATAACCCAGGGAAATATCGCCAAGAGAGGCAGCCATACCCTTGTTATCTGATCCACTGTAGTCCTTACCATTAGTAAGTGAATAAGTCTTGTTACCGATAGCACTAAAGGTTACATCTTGTGCTGCTTGTCCAAACAAACCACCAGCAGTTGTGACTGGAGTAAAGTTAGTTGAGAATCCTGTAGCAACTGGTGTAGTTCCATGGAAACTATCTGCAGCAGCAGAGACATTTCCACCAGCATAAACGTATCTAGAGGCCTGTGCGAGAAAATCTTTATAGAAGGTTCTCTCGGGTGAGGAAATTGCAGATATGGTGTCAGAAGCCTTAGAGATAAAGGTATTTTTCTCAAGAATATTACCTTTTATACCAGTAATTGATCCATTATCATCTACAATGACAACGTGCATAGCATCATTTTTACCATTTCTATCAAGAACGTATTGACTTGATACTGGTTTTGGTGCTATTTCTTTCCAGAAAATGGTGGAATTAGTAAGTCCTAATGTCTGTCCATCATACCAGTCAGTTACAGTGCCTGCAGCTCCTGATGTTCCGGTATTAATACCAGAATTATTAACGAAATTAATAGTTGTTCCAGTTCTAAAAGATCTACCTGCGTCTGCCTGAACATAAGTTAAAGCAGTCTCAGTATTACCATGAGATACCCTAGAGACAACCTTAACGACAATACTGCTATTTCCGTTTGTCGCATCGGTGGTGACTCCGGTAATAATACCCTTTAGGAATCCATAAAGAGTTTTGGTAGTACCAATACCCGCTTCGTCATTATGAACAGCAGAGGTAACTCCATGTCCAACGATTGCACCCATGTTGGAGAGATCGGTAGTGTTAATACCAATTACCTGATCTCCAAAATCATCGATGGTAGCTACCTTAAGGTTATTAAGATAAGTTCCTGGATTTTTACCTGAATAATAGAAATCTGTTGCAGAACTATAATTTGCATTATAGTCGTCGAAATTTTTGATCTTGAGAGTTGTTGATGCAATGCCTACACCAGCGTTAGCATTGTTAAGGTTTGAACCATCAACTCTGACGACTTTAAGTCTCCCTCCGTAAGTTAAGAAAGAGGATGCTGTCATCCAGTATTCGTAGTGTCTATCTGTAGAGATAGGTTGTCCAAAAGTTTGAATCAGTTCTTCTTCAGTAGTGATGTCAACTGCTTCAGATACAGGGCCCAAACTAAATGGGCCAGCAATCGCACCGTTATTCTGAAGAACGTTATCAGCTCTCCCTACGGTAAGATCAACCTCCCTTACAAGTATCCCAGGAGATAATTGAGGAGTCGCCATGTTTTTCTCCGTTGTCTCAGTTTATCTAAGAATATTTAGAATTTTAACTATTTTCAGCGGGGAAATGTGACGTGAACTACCAATCTGGATAATTCCAATCTAAAAATGGGGTTTGTTTTTTTCTATTGTTTACGATTCTTTTTATAGTGCAGTCTTTACATTCATATGAATATGATGATGCAACAGCTCCTCTATCTTTTCGTGTTCTATAAAATCCTTCTATTAAATTTTTATTTTCTCCACACACCCTACACTTTCTATCATTAAGAAGCAGATGCCCCAGTTTTATCTGCTTATCTAAGTCCATCAATACTTCCACATATAATCCATTCCTCCAGCAGTTTCACCATACTCTGATGCACCAAACCATCGATCACCTTCACTATCTGTAAAACTATCGCTACCTAGTCCATCATCCATAAAACCAAAAGGTGCCATGTCCTGTTCAATCTGATTTTTTTGTTCTTCATAAAGTCTCTTTCTAATATCTTGATCAGTAAGTTCTTTAAAATAATCCTGAGCAACTAACCAAGCATAGATGACAAGACACATTGCTAAATCATCATGACATCCATCCTCTGCCTCAAAAGAATTGTTTTTTGAAATAAAAGTTGTAAGTTCTGATATAATATCCAAATCATTGAAAAGAAGTTTATTCTCCTCAATCATAGTTTTTAGATTTAATGCTCCAACTTTTTTAACTGTCTTTGACATCTTAACGCCAAGTTGTGTTTTCTTACCAGAAAAACCTTGTCCTACAACTTGTCCTGCTCTACCTCTCATAGAACACATTAGAACATTTTGATATTCTAGATCATAATGAAGTAGTGATGCTACTTGATCTCCAACATCATTAACTTCGCATAGAATATACGCACTATTATAATTTTTTGCTACTTCATATATGATGTTGGGAAATAACATCGGTTTAATATCATTATTTCTATATTTTGCAACTATTTTATGTGGGAAAGATGTAATATCTGCACATATAAAAGCTGAATAATCTTCTCCAACACCTCTAGCAACGTCAACTGTTATTATGTAATCATGATCTTTCTGAGGATCTTCATAAACGTCTAATCCAGCGTTTGATTTAAGTGGAGCATCATATATTAAAGATTTTAATTTGCTAGCAGCAATAAGTGTGTCAATAGATCCTAAAAACTCACACTCAAACTCAATTTTGAACTGCTGTTCAGAAGTGTTTGCTATAGTTTGTTCTTTCCATGCCTCATCCCTACCTGGAACTTCGCTCCAGTGAACATCTGTTGGAATATATTCATTCTTACTTTTTTCTGCATCACTCCACATACGGTAGAAGTGGTTCATACCGTGAGGAGTGGATACGATAATTACCTTGGTGTTTTTACCAGAAGTAATAGTAGGATAAACAGAGGCAAAGAATGAGTCAGCAATGTGATTTGGGACAAACGCGAATTCGTCGAGAAAGAGGATGTTAAATGACATACCTCGGACAGCACTTGCAGACGTAGAAGCTGCCAATATTTTACTGCCATTCTCTAACTCCAGTGATCCTTTATTCCATGCAATAATACCCTGCTGCATCCACTTAGGCAAGTTTTCATATGCAGTTTGTAATCTACCTAAAAGTTCCCTAGCTGTTGCTGCTTTGTTAGCCAATATGCCGATATTAACGCTGTCATTAAAAACCGCGTAGTGCAGAAGATAAGAAACCACCGTAGTAGACTTTCCAGTCTGACGCGGCATTTTGCAGATGTTAAATCTATTTTCATGGAAGTTATTAATTAACTTTTCCTGAAATCGATATGGTTTGAACGGAACAAGTCCTTCATCCAAACTAACAATCTTTACATACTTATTAGCAAAATAAACTGGATCCCGTTGGCACTGAACAAATTCAATGATTTGCTCTTCGGTGAACTCAATCGGGGTATTTGCTTTTTTTAGATTAGGATTGCCAAGATATACATTATCAGACATAAGTTATCAACAGTTCCAGGCTCTTAATGATTTATTGATTCTGCTATCGGGATCGTTAGCAGTTTTCTTAGAGGTAAGTTTTTTCTTCATACCTTTCATTCTTGCACAGAATGATGCTCTTCTTTTGTTGCCAACTTTTTTTGAAGGTGCTTTGAGATCAGAACCTGGATTTTCTCTTTCATAGGACTTACGTCCTTTTTCATTAAGTCCACCCTCTTTATTTTTACCTGCCTTTCTTGTCCAAGCAGCAGTCTTTTCAATTAATGCCCCTTCGGTGTCCTCAAGGATTTCTCCTGATGCTGTTGTGTTAGTTGTAGTAACTTCATCAACTGTTCCGACTTCTCCTGTTCTTTCTTCAGTGACTTTGAGAATTGGTTGTCCTGGTTCATAGTCCGAGACTCTGAAAAACGTTAGTTTTGCGCCAGGATAAACTTTGTTAATTTGATCAATAACGTCGGATCTACTGGGAATACCAACTTTAGGGAAGAACATCTTAATCATAAATGTTCTGCCTCTAAAGACAAAATTTACATCAATGATGTTACCAATTTTAGCCGGAAGTCTTACTGCTTCTTCAACCGACTCTTTTCTAGTTTTTTTCTTTTTGACACAGTTTGGATATCTTTTTCCAAACATAGTCTTCATACCCTTTTTTTCATAACCAGGCCAGCACTTCTCATCGAGTGATGTCTCTTCTTTAGCGAGATCACCAAATCTTTCGCGATGCTTCCTTAGTTTCATAGATTGATCACGAAACTCTTTCTTGGATTCGTAACCACTCTTTTTTGATCCGTCTTTGATAGAGGAACCTCTACCAAGAGATTTACGTTCAGATGACTGTGACAGTTTTGTCTTGTCACCATATTGTGTTTTAAACTTTTCAGTAAGTTCGCCCCAGGTAAGTCCTTCAGACTTATTTCCCCAGTTTGCGGCACCTACTTTTCGACATTTGACTAGTGCTCCTGACGCATATGCACTAGGCCAAACACTATAACGAGATTTTACTTTATGGTAACAGGCATCTTTAGTTCCACTACCCTTACCTTTTTTATCCGAACCCTCTGATATACCAGCTTTTCTGAGTCTTTTTGCTTGACTCTTATGCATTTCAACTGCTTTGTCTAATTCTTTTGCGATACCCTTTACATTTTTAGGGTGATCTTTTCCTTCTTTCATTGATTTTTTCCGAGGGCTGTCGGTACTTACATATGTTGGTTTAGCAGCTCCAGTTTTTTGTGGTTGTCCTGGATCTGCTTTTCTTTTTCTTCTCTGTGCAGACTTCCTTTCGGCGTCTGTCATAGATGCTCTTTTTGCTGAAGACACGCACTTAGGTGTTGTTTTTTGTCCGGGTTGTCTAGCGCAGGGTTTTCCTGAAACAACTTGAACCCATCCTGGTTTTCCTCCTTTTGAACGAGAACCCTTAAACCATTGACGAAGATCTCCGCCCTCATAAACTACTTCTTCACCCATACCCCCGCCAGCACCACCATTACCGTTGCCACCGCCGCCGTTGCCACCATTACCATTACCATGGCCGCTTCCATTTCCGTTGCCATTTCCGTTACCATTTCCATTTCCGTTACCATTTTTATTGGTTTCAGATTCAGTGTCGGTGTCTTTTGCAAGCATACCTCTTCCACCCACATGATATCCCATGGGAATCTTCTTACATTTTTTATCAGTGAAACAGTAATACTGTCCAGCAGGACACTTTTTCATAAGAAACT